TGATTTCCTTTTCTCCGTCCACCTCCCCCACTCCTCTGTCCACTACGTCAGAGAATCGATACATCAAGCAACGGGCGTGAGATACACTTTAGACTACGTCGAGTGGGCAATGTTGAAGGAAGGGATGATCGAACCCTCTGTTTGTCATAATCCCTCTGAAAAACTCTCTTGGGACGAATACCCAAAGGAAAAATTTGTTAAGGAGCGAGGGTAGATGGAAGGTTTGAGTTGGACTTGGGTTAACGCAATTGTCCAGTGGCTGGTGCTACCAATGATTGCTGTAATGTGGGCACACGAGAAACGATTGAACGGCAACGACAAGGAAATTCTCAGACTGCTGACCATCTTGGAAGAGCGAGAGCGAAACCGCTCCATCATCCGAGAGCAAGAGCATGACACCAACGTAAGGCTTGAACAGCTTATCACGGAGCAAGCGAGGACTCAAAAAGAGCTGGCAAACGAGTTGCACACCCTTGCAGAGACCTTGGCGGCAATAAGAGGCCGAGAAGAAGAACATAGGAAAATTCATGTGGAAAAAGCTTAAGAGCTTGTTCAAAAAAGGAAGCGATGAAATGACTGAAGAAAACAAAATGCCGACGAAGAAAATTTGGGAATCGAAGCTGAACTGGACGGGTCTCCTCTCGTTCATTATCGGTGTTCTTTCTTTCTACGATATCATTCCCGCTGGCTCCGAACAGAAGTTTTTGGAGACTGCGTTGATGGTCTTCGGTGCCTTGGTCCCCGTCCTTCGTACCTATTTTACTGATACCAAGATTGAGAAGTAATGGACTCGAAACTCACAGCGGGCTTGATCATCGTACTGGTCAAGTCCTTTCTTGTCTACCTCAAATTGTTCTACAAGGGAAAGGTAGAAAAGGAAGTGCTGGAGGAAGTCCTAAAGGAGAGGCGGGAAGAGTATGAGAGGGTTAGAAAGGTCTTGGAAAAGGTTGATGACCCTCGTGACGAGTCTATCGATGATCTTCGTAGCGAGTTGCTCCAGCGTTCAAAACAGCGCTGAACTCTACTGCGAACTTAGTGAAGAAGCCTTTGCGAGGCCATCTACACCGGTGTCTTCTTGATAAGGCAGAGAGATGCCTTTTGTAACGGACACTTGACTAATGGCACGTAACTACAAATCTGAGTACAGAAATTATCAAGGCAAACCGGAGCAAATTGCCAACAGGTCTGCTCGTAACAAGGCCCGCAGAAAGGCTATTAGTACTGGTAAGGCCCGAGTGGGCGATGGTAAAGACATTCATCACAAGAACGGGAACCCAAAGGATAATCGTTCTTCTAACCTCGCAGCAACTACAAAGCGAGCAAACCGGTCCTTTCCTCGGACCAAAACAGCAAGGAAGAAATGAAATGAAAGCTAACATCAAAGCTCGAACCAAGGCTAACACCCGCGCTAACCTTGGTGCGGCTGCCAGCAAGAGCAAAGCTCGTAAAGAGACTGCTACCAAGACTGCCACTAAAGCTCGTAAAAAGATTGCTGCCAAGACGCAGAACACTGCAAAGAAGACTGCTACGCAAGCCAAGACGCGGGCTAATACCCCCACGCTGCCCCAGCAGGCGTCTGATCGCGCTCGGCAGGCGGTTGCCCAAGCGCGTAGCCGCACCGCTGCCGTGGCTGTAATGGCTGACGGTGAACGTTTTAAGGAAGGCGAAGATTTCGAGTGGGTGAAAGCCAAAGGCTCAAACTACAAGACTCGTAGGTTCTTTAGCCGTGAAGAGAAAAGGAAGCGGAAAGAGCAAAAGCTAACTGCCAAGGCTACGGGGGACTCAAAGCCCACTGGTTCGACCCCTCGTTCCACGGAGTCTGCTCCGACGACTTCGGCCCGTCCCAAGCCCCGTCCGGCTCGTAACAACACCGGGGTTCCGAAACCCACTCGTGGTCCCGACGACGGTTCGCGGGCTGGTCAAAAGCCCAACCGTCCCGTTATCTCTCGTGATGATCCTCTAAACAAGACAAGCGGTCATAGTACGCGGGTTGTCCGAAATCAGACTGACGCTCCCGATACGGCTGGCGTTTACCGCTCTCAAATTGATCGCAGCCCCTCGTCGCGTACTGCTCCGAGTATGCCTCAGCAAGATATGGCGTCTGTTGCAAAACGGGTGGCGGAAGATGCAATCAACGACAAGATGCGTGAAACGTCTCAGCCCCGCTCCCGCACTTCCAGTGTATCCCGGCGGGATGGTCGGCGAATGGCAAAGGGTGGCCTTGTTAAAGCTAACTGCGGGGCTTCCATGAAACCTACGCAGAAGAAATACCGGAAAGGAAAGAAGTAATGAAGGACTATACCCCTCAGCAGAAAAAGTTCCTTGAGGTTCTTTTTCATGAGGCTGAGGGGGATGTTCTCGCAGCCAAACGGCTTGCTGGCTATTCGGAGAACACCCCCACAAGCCAAATTCTTCACAACTTGGAAGAGGAGATTGTCGCTCTCACCAAGAAATTTATTACACGGACTGGTCCCAAGGCTGCCTTTGCCATGCACAACATCCTTCAAAACCCTACCGCTCTTGGGAACAAGGAACGTCTTGCGGCTGCCAAGGAAGTGCTTGACCGCACCGGTCTTAGTAAAATTGACAAGGTGGAAGTAAAGTCGGACACTCCCGTCTTTATTCTTCCCGCCAAAGCTACTGAAGAAGATGATTGATCAACAAAAGGTGAAATTGCCGGAATTGCCCAGCATCGAAGAGAAATGGGGTAAAATTCCAAGGCGAGCAACTGTAGTTCCGTTTGGGTACAAGGTCTCCGATAATGACCCGGATATCCTTGCCCCTATCCCGGAAGAGCTTGAGTTGCTTGAAATGGCAAAAGAACACACCAAAAACTACAGTTATCGCTCTGTAGCAGCGTGGCTGTCCGAAACCTCCGGTAGATATATCTCCCACACAGGTTTGAAAAAAAGGCTAGAATATGAGCGATCAAACCGCAAGAAGGCTCAAAGCTACCATCTCGTCGCCAAAAGGCTCCAAAAAACCCTCCAAGCCCTCCGCAAGATCGAAGAGGAACGTGTTGGAAGTCTCAAAAGAGGTTCTAGAGCAAGAGAGTTCCCGGAGTTTGACCCCAGCGACACCGAAACCAAGCCCGATTGACACCGATGCTGCACAAGAAGTTATCTTCAAACCCAATCCGGGACCGCAAACTGAATTCCTTTCCGCTCCGGAACAAGAGGTTCTATACGGAGGGGCTGCTGGCGGCGGCAAAAGTTACGCAATGCTGGCCGACCCTGTACGTAACTTCAACAGCCCTTATGCTAAAATGCTTTTGGTTCGCCGGTCTACTGAAGAACTTCGGGAACTGATCTCTACTTCCAAGCTTCTTTATCCCCGTGCCATTCCGGGAATCAAGTGGTCCGAGCGCGACAAGACTTGGATTGCCCCTTCCGGAGCCACGCTGTGGATGTCCTACTTGGATAGGGATGATGACGTTCTTCGCTACCAAGGGCAGGCGTTTACGTGGATTGGTTTTGACGAACTTACCCAGTGGCCCACGCCCTACGCTTGGAACTACCTTCGTTCTCGCCTCCGTACAACCAAAGACTCGAATCTGAAGCTGTACCAAAGGGCGACGAGTAACCCCGGTGGCCCCGGCCACCAATGGGTGAAGAAAATGTTTGTCGATCCGGAGACGCCCGGTAAGTCTTTTTGGGCAACGGACATCGAAACTGGAGAGGTAATCTCTTTTCCTCCCAACCACAGTAAAGCTGGTAAGCCCCTTTTCAAGCGGCGATTCATTCCGGCAACACTGTTCGACAACCCCTACATTGCCGAAGACGGGATGTATGAGGCTAACCTCCTCTCCCTTCCGGATCACCAACGTCGTCAGCTTCTCGAAGGCGACTGGGACATTAACGAAGGCGCTGCCTTCCCCGAATTCAGCAGACCCATTCATGTCATTGAGCCTTATGATATTCCGGATTCTTGGGCAAAGTTTAGAGCTTGCGACTACGGGTACGGTAGCCACACGGGGGTCTTGTGGTTCGCGGTTACACCCTCCGAACAACTCGTAGTCTACCGAGAGCTTTATGTCTCCAAGGTAACTGCCTCCGATCTTGCCGATCTGATTCTTGAAATTGAAGAGGGAGAAAAGATTAGATATGGAGTTCTTGACAGCAGCTTGTGGCATCAACGTGGTGACCGTGGTCCCTCTCTCGCCCAACAGATGATCCAAAAGGGTTGCCGGTGGAGACCTTCAGATCGGTCCAAAGGTTCTAGAGTATCGGGCAAAAACGAGATTCACAGGCGTCTGCAAGTAGACGAGTTTACTGGAGAACCCCGCCTCGTATTTTTTAACACTTGCGTGAACACGATTAACCAGCTCCCGACAATTCCGTTGGACAAGAATAATCCCGAAGATGTAGATACCAACACAGAAGACCACCTCTACGACGCCCTTCGGTACGGAGTGATGACACGACCACGGTCGAGCCTGTTTGACTTCACAATGGACAAGGGTCAAAGCGACGGGTTCCAAATAGCAGACGTAACCTTCGGGTATTGAGGAGAATTAAATGGAAGAAGACTTGATGACCATGGATGAAGACCACGTCTCGTCCGTTGAAGATGTCAAAGAGGATGAAACGCAAGACCCCACGGTGGGGAGTATTGCAGACTTTGTTCGCACTCGTTACCGTAAGGCGGCTGATGTAAGGCAAGCTGATGAGCAGCGGTGGATGCGGGCTTACAAGAACTACCGTGGTATCTACGACAGTACCATGCAATTCACGTCCACAGAAAAGTCTCGGGTCTTTATCAAGATTACCAAGACCAAGGTTAACGCGGCGTACAATCAGATCACTGAAGTTCTCTTTGGCAATAACCGTTTCCCTCTTTCAATCAATCCCACTATTCTCCCGGAAGGTATCTCCGAGACGGTGTTTATCGATGTTGGTCAGCCCCAGCAGGGGCAGCCGGGTGCTCAAATGCCCATGGGAGGCTCTCAGCCGCCCGCTGAGGAGGATCAAAAGCTTTTGCCGGGGGAGACCCTTCCGGAGTTCAAGAGCCGTCTAGGAGCGCTCTCAAAGCCTCTGGAGCCGGTCATGGATAAACTGGAAGAGGGTGCTGGCAGCGGACCCACTCAAGTTCCTTTCTACCCCGCCATGGTGACGGCGAAGAAGATGGAAAAGAAGATTCACGATCAGATTGATGAATCTAGTGGCAAAAAGCATCTCCGTTCTACCGCTTTTGAGTGTGCCCTTCTTGGCATGGGTGTCATGAAAGGACCGTTTGTAGACACTAAGGAGTACCCCAAGTGGACGGAAGAAGGAACGTATGAGCCGGTCATGAAGACGGTTCCCAACCTTTCCCATGTTTCCGTGTGGAATTTCTATCCGGACCCCGATGCTACGAACATGGAAGATGCTGAATACGTGATTGAGCGTCACAAGATGTCTCGTACTCAACTCCGTGCTCTCAAGCGTCGTCCGCATTTCCGCGCTAACAAAGTTAATCTTGCCATCCAGTACGGCGAAAACTATTCTCCCGAGTGGTGGGAGCATGAGATGGAAGACAACCGTCAAGAGGGTCCGTTGGAACGTTTTGAAGTTCTTGAGTTTTGGGGCTTCATGGACACGGAAATTCTCGAAGAACAAGCTGTCGAAATTCCGAAGGAACTCAAGGACCAAGAAGAATTGTCTGTCAATGTTTGGGTTTGCAATGGCCAAGTTCTTCGTCTTGTCCTTAACCCTTTCAAACCCGCTTATCTCCCTTATTATGCTGTCCCGTATGAACTCAATCCCTATAGCTTCTTCGGCATTGGGGTGGCAGAGAACATGGATGATACGCAGACGATCATGAATGGCTTCATGCGTATGTCGATTGACAACGCTGCCCTTTCCGGTAATCTCCTTATTGAGATTGATGAAGAGAACCTCGTTCCGGGCCAAGACCTCACCATTTATCCCGGCAAGGTCTTCCGCCGCTCCGGTGGTGCTCCGGGCCAAGCCATCTTTGGTACCAAGTTCCCGAATGTTTCAAATGAGAACATGCAGATGTTCGATAAAGCTCGCCAGCTTGCAGACGAATCCACGGGCTTCCCGTCGTTTGCGCATGGTCAGACCGGTGTAGCAGGAGTGGGTAGGACCGCTTCCGGCATCTCTATGCTGATGTCGGCTGCCCATGGAGCTATCCGCAGTGTGATCAAGAACTTTGACGACTATCTGCTAGGTCCTCTCGGCAAAGCGTTGTATCACTTCAACAACCAATTTGACTTCGATCCGGAACTCCAAGGTGATCTTGAGGTCAAAGCCGAGGGGACTGAATCCCTTATGGCTAACGAGGTTCGTAGCCAGCGTCTGATGCAGTTCCTTGGTATTGTACAGAACCCCGTGTTGGCTCCCTTTGCCAAGATGGACTACATCATTCGTGAGATTGCAAAGTCCATGGAACTTGATCCGGACAAAGTGGCTAACTCCATGGGCGAGGCTGCAATTCAAGCTGAAATCCTTAAGAAGTTCCAGCAGCCTCCGCCCGAGCTTGCACCGGGCACTCAGCAAGGTGGTCCTCCGGGCGCTGGCGGGGCTATGCCAGCCCCTCCGGGTGGCCCACAGCAGCCCCCCGCAGGCGTCCAAGCTACGGATACGCAAGGTTCCGGCGGTGGTAACATTGGCACTGGCAGCGTCCCTCCGCCGGGCGTCCAAGGATTTAGTGGAAATACTGGAGGTATGGCATGAGCCTTAAAAGTTTTGTCAACGACCCCGCTCAATATGCAGCGTTTCAAGAGCAAGTAGATAAATGGATTGACCACAATCAACGTACCATGGAACCAAAGCGCTTCGGCGGAATTTATGAATGAGGATGGGAGGTTTTATGACTTCTCATATCTCCCCCGCGCTGTCGTAGAGCAGACTGGACAATTTGCAGGCTCTGTGCTCAGCCGTGGCGCTGGTGCCCTTATCGGTGGCACTCTTGGCGCTGCTGGAGGTTCTGTTATTCCGGGTGTTGGTTCTGTTGCAGGCGGTACTGCTGGCGCTACAACCGGGGCCTTGCTTGGTCCAGCACTGTTTGAAGGCATGCAAATTCTTGGGCCGGTAGCTTTGGAAAGGGCCGAGAACAACGGACGCACTAAGCCTAGCTCGGAAGATTGGTCTGTGGCTTTTGCTACTGCCGCTGGCTCTGGCGCACTTAACTCCATTGCTCCGGGTGCGCAGGGTATACTTCGTCGTGCTCTCTTGGAAGGTGGTACGGAAGCTGTACAAGCTGTTATCCAACAATCTGGCGAGACCGCTTTGACAGATGTTGGCTTGGATGTTAACCTTCGTGAAGCTGTTGGCGAAGGCATTCTTGGGGCGGGGTCCGCTGGTATTGTGGATACAACCACAACTGCTGTTGACAAAGCCGTTTCCAGTGAAGCTGGACAAGCCTTCTTGGATGCAGAAGAAGGAGCAATTAAAATTCCCCGTTTTCGTACCGATGGTCGGACGGGTGAAGTACGTGTTATCTCTGCTATACCGGAAGTTGTAGAACAGATTGAGTGGCCCAAGAATGGACTTAAGGGTTCCCAACTACTGAAAGAGCTTGCTGAAAGTCCTTCCGTTAAAAACTCCGAGGTAGCTAGCCTTGGGATGGAAATTGATCCCGGCGTTCGCTACACTCGGCAAGAGATTGATGACATTATCAAACCGCGTCTTTGGAGCACCGAAGTCAAGTACGGACAAGACTACGAGTATGCTCAACGGCAGCCGATTAATGACAGCCATGTTGATTACCAAGAAGTCAAGTTGAACTTGGACCGAAAAGGTTATCCGATTTTTGCGCCTGCAGATCGCCCAAGGCATTGGACTGCAAACAATCTTGCCCACGCTCGTTACAGTGTTAACGCAGATAAACGTGGAAACTATCTTCTCGCCGAAGAAATCCAAAGCGACCTTATCCAATACGGATTTAAGGGGGAGAAAAAAGCTCCGACATTTGCTGAACAGTTTGCGTTGCTAGAAGATGACTACAGTTTTGTCGATGCACTGTCGCACGACATTCTTAAAAGTATTCCTCAAGAAGCTTGGAGGGAGTTGGCTGCTGGTGATGGCACAGTTACCAAGGAAACTTTGAGAAACTTGAAGGCAAGTTTTGATCTTCCGCCGCAGACTACGAGGGCCAATATCAGAGACGTGCTCGCGGATATTAAAGAGTTTGTTTCAGAGAGGTCCGGTATTGCCCGCCCTCCGATTACCAAGGTTGAAGATATCGCGAATCTCATGGTGAGACAGTTGTTTGCGGAAGCTGACTCTCGCAACATCGACCGCGTTGTTTTACCCCCTTTTGAATCAATTGTTGCTCAACGTTTTGAAGTATACTCCCCCGAGTATCTTAATGCTTTGAAGCCAAACAGCGCGTTCTACAAGACCTACGTTAAGGGCGTTAATAAAGCTCTTGAAGAGTTCAAATCGGAATTGGGTGATAATCTCCAAATCACACAGCGTAACCTTAACTACCGAGACCCCATGGAGGATTTTGGGCCTATGGCATACAATGCTGTTGGCGATCCTCCTGCTAGCGTTAAAAGTTGGGAGGAGTACTTTGACAAATTTTTTGTGCACGATTTTGTATCTTGGTATGCGTGGGTAAAGAAAGATGGTACCTATGTCCTTCCCCGCGACACCAGCGACATTGTACTTGACCCCAACGATTTTCCAGTATTGCAAGGTTACACAAGAAAAAATCGTGTCGACCCACCTTCGGGTTTGACTGCTGAAGAGTTTCGTAAACTTTTTTCTAACATGCCCATTGAAGGGGGTACCGCAGCGGTCTTTGCACATCAGCAAAATGCAGGTTACTTGGAGGCACTAAGAGGCCCTCATTTGATGCCAGCTACGGAAATTGACATTTCGGGGGCGCGTCAAAATGGATACGATTTTGGGACCATATATATGGCGGAAGGAGGCCTCGTGGACAGAACGCAACAAGCTTTTGGTATGGCAGAAGGTGGCGCAGTGATGACTTCACTCCGTCCCCAGCCGCGTCCAGTGGGGTCTGAAGAGATCGTCAAACCGAAACCAAATCCTCGTGCAGAGCAATTTGCACTTGACAGACAGCGTCAATCTGCGTATAACATGGCAAACGACGAATATCGTCAAGACCTCCAGCCGTATACGGAGAATAACCCCTTTGCTCAACTTGGGCTTGACCCAAATAAACACCGCCACATTTCCCATGAAAACAAAGACGGGTCGTTGGCGGCGTGGCACTTTGGAGAGGCTATGCCCAAGCCTGCCGTTGACAGTTATCTTGGACACTACGGGGTGCAAAATACGCAAGGTGCCAAGGGCGGCGAAATTGTTACGGCAAGGAATTCCGCAAGACCCGGCGTACTTGCCCACGAGTATTCTCACCGTGGCTTTGGCATGGTCGAAGATGAATTTGCTAGGGACCCGGAAGGATTCAGAAATCGTTACGGCGCAGAGACTGCCGACTTTGTTGACATGATTTGGTCTGTTCTTGCCGTTCAACGTCTAGAGCCACAAGTGGTTGGGCAAATGTTGTCACCGGAAAGAGTCCAAGCCGTCTTGGGTTTCTTGAAAGCTAACCCCGAGTTGTCTAACCCCGAGGAATGGGTTGTGGAACTTTTTGACCATTCTCATGAAGAGGGTATGGCGGAAGGTAGGCAGTATGCGTCCCCACTGGACCAACTTGCTTTTCAACTGGGCCAAGCCGGTGGCGCAAAACCGGAAGAATGGAAGATGAAAGCGGCGGATGGGTTGGTCCGTGCAGCTAATGACCTCTTGCAGAAAGGTGCAATGCAATGATCGAACGTGACCCGATTAGCGGGAATGAAGTGCCCCTTGGGGCAGAGCCTCACGAGGTTCGCGATAATATCGACGCCAAGCTGAGTGATGGGGAATATGTTCTTCCCGCTGACGTGGTTCGTTATTTTGGTGTGCAATATATCGAAAAACTGGTTGAAAAAGCAAAAACTGGTATGGAGCAACTGCATGCCGATGGCCGAGTGAATGGTACCCCTCCGGTACAAGCTGCAACCGGTGGTCCCATTATGGACCCTCGCCACGGTCAGTATAAAAACACGCAACCTCAAAACGACCCCCCGCAACAGATGAGCGCGGCAGAACAGATGCGTAAACATCAGCGCCCCGTTCGTATGGACGAGGGCGGTCTTGCGAAACGCTATCCCGAGATTATGAACGCTACTCCGGGCTTTGACGCTAGTCGTTGGACTTACGGTAAAGTGTCCAACACCATGGTTCGTACCTATGTCAATGACAAGGGTGAACGTCTCAGCATCATGTTCTTGAACGGCGTTCCTCTCTCGGAGATTCCTGCCGGTTTTTATCCCGCAGATGCCGCTGGTCAACAGCAGATGGCGCAACAAGCTACCGTTGGTACGGGGGAAGAAGTAGCTGCTCCCGAAGACCTTGGGCACGATGAAGACGGGAGGGACAACGCAATTTCCAATGGTCGTGTTCCTTCTGGCCAAGAAGACCCGAATGACAAGGGGGAAGTTGACCCCACTCAAAACTACTACTCAGCAACTTCTAACCAACTCATGGACATGTACAACGAGGCAAAGGCCACTGCCGATGGCGGTGGTCTTATGGACAAGCTTGGGAATGCTCCGGGTCTCATCGGTGGTGTAGCCAAAGTTGCCAGCGGTATTGCGCAAGGTCAAGCTATTACAAAAATGGAAGCAATCGCCACAGCCGCCACGGAGCGTGGGCTTGATATTGCTCCGGACTTGACTGCGGATGCAGAAACCTATACCGGAAATCGCACCAAAGGGCAGGAGTGGTTTGGCGGAACCGTCGATGGCGTTCTCAAAACTCACGCCACCGGGTTTCAAAACATGCCTTACGACGTTGCCATTCAAAACAATCCGGACCTTGCTGTTGATGGAGCAACGACCCCCACCCCCACTGGTGAACCGTCGTATAGCTCTGAAGCACCGCCTCCTGTTGCCCCCGGTAATGGCAGCATTTCTACTACGCCCTTAAGCAGTCCGATTGGATCACGGGGCGAATCAACTTTTAGTGCCCCTACTAATGCCGGTCAACAGCCTGCGGCTAACACCCCATCAACTGGGCTTAGCTTTGGTTCGACCACGCCTTACGGTGGCGAACTCCGTCCAGCCGATATCAACATGACATCCTACAATCCATCCACACGGGTGGCAGATGAAAGGGGAGAGTCTCCGTTTAGTTTCGGTGACACTGGCAGCCTTCCGGCGGGAACAACGTCCACCGATCTGCCTCTCGGACGACCCGTCGCAGAAACTAATCCGGATCGTTACGTCGATCTTGGCAGCGGTTTTGAAATGGACATGGGAGTCACTATTACGGACAACAATACTGGGCAATCCACAACCGTCCCTACTTCTACGTTTAGAGACCCAAGCGGTGGGGGTGAAAGTGGGGGTCTGTCTTTCACCAGAGGAACTCCAGAAGAGGACGGTAGAGACAATAACGAATCTAATGGCAACACCCCCTCTGAAACATCTTCTGCAGGTGCTAGGGGTGTTGGCAGTGAAACCACACAAGTCAGAGACCCGGCAAATGACCTTCGTAGCCGAGAAGAGCTTTCTGGCCATCAGTCCACTAACCCCGGAGGTTTTGACAGAGAAGAAGGAAACTGGGCCTCTGGTCCCTTTGCTAGGGGTGGTCTCGTCGCTCGCAGAGCAGTGCGCCCCACTACCCCGCGTCGTAAGATTCGTACTGTAGAGCGTTAACTGTTACCCACAAAAATAAGGCTACTCCCCAAGAGGGGACCCCATAGAAAGGAAAAAGTATGCCCCAACTTGCTGAAGTTGAAAAAGTCAAAGTCGCCGGTATGATGGACCGGTCTCACAATGCAAAGAACCAAGAGCGTATCAAGCGTGAAGAAGAAGAGCTTGAAAAGCTTATCAAAGGTGACGTTGTAGAAGAAGAAGGGTCTGCAGAAAAACCTAAAGAAGACTCTGCAGAAGAGCCTAAAGAGGAAGAAGATAAGAACCTCTCTGCCGAAGAGAAATCTTTCAAGAAGCGCTATGGTGACCTCCGCCGTCATATGCAGCAGAAAGAAAAAGAGTGGGAGGAGAAGTTTTCCGCTCTAGAGAAACGGCAAGGTCAACCGGTTGTTGCGCCAGCTTCCAATGAAAGCTTGGAGGCGTGGATGAAAAAGTATCCCGACATTGCTGGCATTGTTCGAGCTTTGGCTAAGAAAGAAGCAGAAGCTAAAGTTGCCTCTATGGAAGCCGACTGGAAGACTTTTAACGAAGCAAAAGAAGAAAGTCTGCGGATGCAGGCCGAGTCTGTTATCCGGGATGCTCACTCTGACTTTGATGAACTTCGTAAGTCTGACCATTTCCACAACTGGGCAGATGAACAACCCAAGTGGGTGCAAGACGCTCTCTATGAGAATGCTGATGATCCCAAGTCTGTGGTTCGAGTTATCGATCTTTACAAGGCTGATAACGGTCTCGACACGCGGTCCAAGAAAAAGCAGGAGAAAGATGCTGCTGCTGCTGTCAAGACCAAATCTCGTGTCGATGTGGAAGACGATGAAACCGCAAAGATGTGGGCGGAGTCTCAAGTCGCCAAGCTGAGCGACAAGGATTACGAAAAGTACGAGAAAGAAATTATGGATGCTATGCGTAGTGGCAACTTCAAATATGATCTTTCTGGTGCTGCACGTTAATTTTTTTCTTGACAAGTATTTTTGTATCTGTATAACTAAGGATTACAAGAGGCCCTCTATGTGTGAGCTACCCTCTAAATCTTTTATGCGCGGTAGAGAAGTAGTAACTCACTTGCCTCATAAGCAAGAGACGGGGGTGCAAATCCCCCCTGCGCAACCACATGGGTGTCAGCACACCTGTGCCAACTCAAGCGAACATCACGAAAAGACCTACCTAACGGATAAGGCCCGTTGTTGACTGATCCTCTTCGACGCACCCTTGTGAAGTTAGCCTCTTGGAAGAACTGTTCAGCTTATCTAATACATAAGCCAGAATAGGAGGAAACCAATGGCTTTTCAAACTGCTGCGGGTTACGGCAATCTGCCCAATGGCAATTTTTCGTCCGTAATCTATTCCAAAAAGGTCCAGCTTGCTCTTCGTAAGAAGACGGTTGTGGCCGATATCACCAACTCCGACTACTTCGGTGAAATCGCGAACATGGGTGACACCGTTCGCATCATCAAGGAACCGGAAATCTCGGTGTCCGAGTACTCGCGTGGTACTCAGATCGCTGCGCAAGACCTTGATGACGAGGACTTCTCGCTGACCGTTGACAAAGCTAACTACTTTGCCTTTAAGGTTGACGACATTGAAGAACAGCATTCGCATGTGAACTTCATGGACCTCGCCACCAACCGTGCTGCGTATCGTCTGGCTGACCAGTACGAGCAGGAAGTTCTCGGCTACCTGTCGGGCTTCAAGCAGTCGGCTCTGCATGCCAGCGCTGATGCGGTCAACGACCAAGTCAACGGCACCAAGGCTGTCGATACGGCTGGTTCGGACGAACTGCTGTCGAGCATGAAGCTGGACCGCACCTCGTTCGCCGGTGTTCTGACGACCGATGGTAACGCTGGTGACGCGATTCCGCTTGGCGCTCGTATGCCCGGTGCGACTGACTACTCGGCCACTGCCGTGTCGCCGGTCATGATCATCAACCGTATGGGTCGTCTGCTCGACCAGCAAAACGTTGATCGCGATGGCCGTTGGCTGGTCGTCGATCCGGTCATGATGGAAGTCCTCATGGACGAAGACTCCCGCTTCCTCAACAGCGACTACGGTGACTCGGGCGCTCTGCGGAACGGGCTGGTCCTGCCGAAGTGGAACGGCTTCCGTGTCTACGTGTCGAACAACCTGCCGAAAGTCGGCGGTGGTCCCGGCACCGTGAACCCGGCTGACCAAGCCACTGACTTTGGTGTTATCGTCGCTGGTCATGACTCGGCTGTTGCTACCGCTGAGCAGATCAACAAGACCGAAACGTATCGCGACCCCGATTCGTTTGCGGACATCGTGTGGCCGTGTAATAGGAGGGACTAAATTATGGCTACTGTTACGACTCTGGCTGGTGGTGGTGGCGGTTTTTCCACTGCTGGTCGTACGCCCTATGTCATCGATCACATCGTTGATATGGCGGCGGCTGTGACCGCTAAGGGTTCGGCTCTTGCGCAAGGCGATATCGTCGAAGCGCTGGAGATTCCGGCCCAGTGCCAAATCCTTGCGTGTGGTGCGGAAGTTATTACGGCTCATGCCGGTACTTCGACCGACCTTACGCTGGACATTGGCATTACCGGTGGCAACACTGACTTTGTTGCTGACGGTTTTGACTATGACGCTGCCGCTGTCGGTGCCGTCACGTCGCCCGTTGTGGCCGAGCTTCCGGTCTACAACGCTACGGCTGATACCATTGATATCCTGCTCGCCACGATGACGGGCACGACTACTGGTGGTAAAGTCCGCGTGTGGGCTTGCATTGTCCCGGTTGATGGCCGGGCGCAAGAGGCTGACGAAGTCGTTCGCGATCAACTCGCCTAACTAAACTAATCATTGGGGCTGGCTCGTGTGGTCAGCCCCAGTGTGCTTACAAAAAGGATTTTTAGATGGCTGCTGGCGCTTGGAAGGTTTACGGTAACGCCGTGGAAAAAATTGCAGACGGCACCATTGATTTGGATACGGACACGTTCCGTATGGTCTTGCTCACTTCTGCTTATACTCCCAACCAGTCTACTCACACTGCTTGGTCGAACGTATCTACGGCAGAAGTGTCGGGTACTGGGTATGATGCTAACGGCAAACTAATCACCCAGTCTGTTTCTCGTTCCAACCTCGTGGTCACTTTTAATTGTGATGATCAGTCTTGGCCTTCTTCCACGATTACTACTAAATATGCAGTAATTGTAAGGGATGCTGATGGGGATGGAACACTTGTAGCAGGAGACCTCCTCCTTTGCTATTCCGACTTGGACACTGGTGGTGGTTCTCTTTCAACCGTAGATGGAACATTCTCGGTGTCAATTAACGAGTCCGGAGTGTTTACAATTACAGCTTCTTGACAAGAAAGGAAATAAGATGGTTGCTGTTGCTGGACCCAAACCCAAAGTGGAAATGTACGGGCTAATCCGTGACAAGAATGGAAAACCCAAGGTGGATGGTAATCCCGACGACCTTCCCCAACAAATCAAAGACATGCTGACGCCCGATGACTGGGCTTATCTGAAGGAAGCCAAGGATGTCGGCTGAGTGTAAGATTCTTGACGATTTGTGGAGGGGCGTGGCGAACGGCTGGTGGGAAAGCGTTGACGCCGACGCGAAGCTGCCGGTCCGAGTGTTTAACCGCTCGGATTTTCACGAAACGGCAACGTGGGCACACGTTTGGCATAGGGTTGGCAAGTTTGGCAGCGTGAAAGAAGCCAAGCGCGCAGGGTTTGGTAATAAGTTGGACTGTGGAACTCAACGGCTGGGGACTTGGATAGTGCATGTCCGGCCCGACGCCATCAAATCGCAACTGACGCCCGAAGACCGGGCTTATCTGAAAGGACAGACGAATGCCGACTCTTGAAACTTCTGCTCGCAACGCCGCTTGTGATGCAATTGTAGACCTTATTGACGTGGGTGGTGCCGGTACGCTGGTGTTCGAAACCTCGGGTGATGTTGAGGTTGCCACGATTAACCTCAATGCAACCGCCTTTGGTGCTGCCGCCACGGGTGTTGCTACTCTTGCTGGTACCCCCCTCTCGGACACGGATGCTACTGGCGGAACTGTGGCCCAAGCCTCGTTTTACAGCGGTGGTGCTGCTAAAATCATGGAGTGCACGGTCTCGACCTCTGGTGCCGATATTAACCTCTCGTCTCTGTCGGTTGGTGCTGGAGACACTGTTACCGTCTCTTCGCTGACTGTCACCGTCCCCGCATCGTAATAGGAGGTAACTTATGGCTCTCTCCAAATTTCCCTCGGCATTCAATGCGGTGACCGACCTGCTGCTTAGTGCAGCTAACCAAGCTCGTGCTATCCGTGATGGCTCGGGCGATCTTCGTTGGTCCACCATTCAAAACATGGTTCGCACTCTTGGTCAACTTGAGAGTGCCTACGAGTATGCCAAAATCGAGGCTCAAAAACAGCTTACTGCTGCCCAAGCATACGTGTCTGATATGGGTGGACCGGCCACCCTCGCCGAGTTTAACACTGCAATGACCGATGTTATCTCTGCCAAAGATGTCCTTTTGACTGGTCTTGACACTCTGCTTGGCAACATGACTGGCACCGACTTCTACTCGCAAAAGAGCCTCAATGTCGGCGGTTACAATGTCACGCTGTTGGAATCAAATGATTTTGTTCCCACGGCTCAAACAGCCACGATTCGCGGCTCGGCTGGTCTTGTCTCCCTCATTACGGAGCTTGAAGCGCTGGGGGCTTAACAGATGCCCGCAGCCACCGTAGCAAGCACCACCGGTAGTCCTACCGTAAATTCATCTGTCACTTATGACGGCAAGACCGGGACGGCTTACGTCTTTACCGGCAACGGCTCGGTCACGTTCAGCAGCGGCGGCGATATTCACTACCTCGTCGTCGCTGGCGGTGGTTCGGGTGGTTATGCCCACTACAATCGACCGACTGGGGGGGGCGGTGCTGGTGGCTTGCTGGAAAGCAGTGTTGCGGTCACGACTGCATCTGCCTTGTCGGTTACTGTAGGCGCTGGCGGCACTCAGCAGACCAACAGCACACATGATGGAGCCGGTTCCAGTTCATCAATTAGCGGGGCGGGAATTACGACCGTCACGGCCAGTGGCGGCGGTGCGGGCAACTACAACGGCGAGGCGAGTTC